TTACCTCTTAACTGTGTTACATTGTAACACGTGAAAATAAATTTTTTTAGCGGATTCTGTCATAAGCTGAACCCTGGCTTGATCTGCCTTACGTCAACAGGTAGCTGCATCATTTCAACCTCACCAACCTGCATTGTGGTGTTAAGTCCGGTCTTCATTCCGAAGCGACCCTTTATGAAAGAGCCGTCTACAACGGTGTGTATGCGGTTGCTGTCGAGATAGGTCTTAATAAACGTGTTTCCGCTAAGTCCGTTAAAACTCGTTTGCACTGTATAGATGTAGGTAGCGGTTGCCACAATGTCGACCGGGACGTCAGCACCGATCTGAGTGGAAACGCCTGCGACCGTTTTGTGAAGGCTAAGAACCTTTGCAACGGTGTCAGACCGGAATTCATAAAAATCGAGTGGTCCTTGGACAAAAAATAGCACAGAAAACTGGCCGCCAGCCGTGTCGATGTCGTTAGCTTTTACCTGCAAAACGATGTCTTGAAATTCGTGGTCGTTTAATACGTCGGTTGCCACCATTGATACGGGATCAATTTCGAGTTCGGTGTCTGTGTTGATGCGAGAAGTCCCCGCAAGTGTTACAAAGCGACCGGACCCGGCTGAAAAATCATCAAAGAAGCGAATGAAAATAACGTTCAAACGTTCCGACGCCGGACGCATTAGGTTGAGAATTCGGAGCATCAGCGTCTTGTTAAGGTCGCCCTCGTCAACAATACGTATATCTGAAAAATACTCGTCAAGAGCTTCCTCTTGGTATTCGATAAATCCAGACAGCGGCGGCGTTAGAAATGCTTGGGCGACGTCGTAGGCTGCGTTGAGAGCCAGCCTAAAGTTGTCGAGGTCTGCCTCAAGGTGACTTCCCAAACCACCTGAGGAACCTATCAATATCGAGGCTCCGCTGGTTAGATCGCCAAGCGCGCCAAGGGCAGCGATTGAGGTGCTTTCTGTCCCACCGTAGTAAAGACGCGCACCCATAACACGATTGACGACGAGTGCGAGGTGGCGCAATTGCCCGTCAGCAATGCTAGCTGAAGGGCTGAGGGTATCTGTAACGGTATTGACGCCGTCACTTAAAGAAAAACTTATCGTGTTGAGCGTGGTATCGACGGTGATGGTGATGCCGCGCCCAGAGAGATCCACCTTATGAAAGATGGTGCGCGCTGCCTGGCTCACCGTTGTACGAACGAACATTTCGATAGTGACGTCACCGCTGAAATCATAGACAGCCGAATTCGAGACAACAACGTGACCGCCCTGAAGGTGGATGTATTTCTTTGAGCCCTGAGGAAAGCCGGAGCTAGGCGTGTTGAAAAATGCGATGGAACCATTGGCGACGCCGTGATTGCTGGATAGGCTTCTATCTTTAAGGTTGCCCTCGAACGTCAAGAGGCACACAACGTTGTTAATGATGTCGCTTGACCCTTCAACGCCTGGAACCGAGATAAGCCAAGAGTCCTCGCCGAGTTGTTCTTCGCCAAAAGCTTTTTCGCCAACGATTAGACGAAAATCAAACCAGTTGAAGATTCGTACAGCCTTTCCCGTGAACAGCCTGACAATGTTTTCATAGCCCGGTTCTGTTCCCTTCTGCTTCCAAAGAGCTGTCGCAAGAGAAATAAGTTTACGCAGGTCATTTTCGCTGAGGTCTTTGGTGATATTGTCGAGTTCCTTTGTGAACCCGACGTGGTCTTTCAAATAGACAAGTAGGTCGTTTCTAATTTTTGCGGGGTTCAAAAGATCTGGCAGGTCATCAATCTTGGCCTGGATTTGCTCAAATACCGCTTGCGGGCCAAGGAAAAATCGCTCCAGAAAATTATTGCCAAGCGATGCGTCAATAACCCGGATAGGACGATGTAGGAAATTGAACATGTCATGGGGAAATTGTGGATTTATTTTTGCCATACAACGTCCTAAATCACCGTAATATTGATCGAGCCAGCGAGCGGAAGTTCACGTGTGCCGAGCTGTATATCTGCCGTTGGCGTGTTCATCACGACTTTCTTAATTGCCGTTGGATCTACCTCGAAAATCTCACTGATGATGACGGTGAATGGTATCTCCTGCCCGAAAGCCCATCTTTTGGTAACGCCGTCGTCAAAAGTCGCGTCGGGATTCAAAAGAGCTGCTACAGCGTTCTTTATCTTTTCGGCGTTGCCACCTGTCACGGTCGCATCGACATTGATAAAGCGCGGCGAATAGTTGACGATCGTGACTTCATGATTTGTTAGAATTGTTGGTTTGATACCGAGAGCTTTGTTGCCGTTGAAGTAGTCTCCTAGCTGATCTCTCTGTGCCTCGGTGAGAAGAATGCCGCCTAACCCCACAACGACAAGCTCAATTGTTTTTACGCCAAAGGTTTCCTCAATCGCCAGCGCGCGGCTGACAAGTCTGCTTCCATCTGGCGTCGCAAATTGAGTCGCGAGAAATTGAAAATCATCAGTCGTGATACCTCGGCCTAACGTTCTAATCGAAGCTGGGCCTTCGATTTTTAGCCGAGCAAGGTCTTTCGGAGTTGAACCCTCCTTTACGGTAAAGCCGCTGGCTTGCCGCGGATTGAAGACACGGTTGATAAAGCTTATCGCGCTCTTGTTGACTGAGATCGTACCCGCACCGACGTTTCCGTCTTTGTCCGCACCAATGCGGTAGATGGCGCGAATATTGTCGACGCCCGGCGTAGGAATCTTGCCGGTCTCGCCGTCCCCAAACCGAACGATCGCCGTGTCATCGCCTTTGATTTCCAGGGTGTAGTCTTTTGACACCGACGTTGAGCTTAAGAAATTGTCGACAAGGTTCCAGACCTGAAATCCCGATCCTTCATTGACTTCGATTTGAAGGGTGCCTTCGATGACGGGCTTAAAGGTCAGGCGGAACTCTTGACCGGGACTGCCATTGGAACTGCCTAGAGGGTTTTCAGCGACGGTTTGCCCTTGAACCACTGGAACGAGTAAGTATTGATTGCCGGTGTCGATACGCAATTGATCGACATTTGGGTTGACCGGACTTGCAACCTTAGTAACGCGAAAGCGCAGCCAGTGACCAGTGAGCGCGTTGATTGAGGTTTTGATCCAGTTTTGACTTTGCGACTGCGGTAGCGCGAAAGAGATTTTTCCGTTTTCAACAAAGCCAACTGTTTCATCGGTAAGCCCTGCGACTTCATTCCAAAGGGTACCGACAACATAGGCATGTTCGTCAGTCGTGATCACGGACTGTCCGAAGAGTCCTTGCGACCTAGCAATATTTTTTCCGCTGACAAATTCGCTGACGATAATTTCCGAAGCACCGGATGAGGTTAGCACCACACGAATCACCGAACCGCGACGGTCTTGTGTACCAAGCAAGGTGGTCAAATCAAATTCCAGATTTGAGCCAAGATTGATAACGTCATCCGGTTTCGCGTCGTCAAATGTACCGTCGAAAAACTCCCAAACCCCGTCGATTCCAGAGCCGCTAGAGTTGAATTCAAATTCAAACGTGTCCCACATGATGTCGGCGTGAAGGACGTAAACCGCGTCACCTGCTTTTGGAACGCCGTCGAAAAGATCAAAGAAAACTCCCGGCGTCGTCGCCACCGAGGAACGATTCAAACCAAATCCCCCGCTTGCTACCTCAAAGTTGGTTGTTCCTGTGTCAAGAAACGTAACTGGAATGGATTCGATTCCGTGAGCAAGGGGAATAAGTGAAATAGTGTCGATGCCGTCGTGAGTAGCGTGGATGCGGCCTTTGATATTGTCGGACCCAGAAAGATTGATGGCGTTGCAAATATTTAGCAGTGTTGCGGCGAGTGTTCCGCCAGCGACCCATTCAATTCCAAAGCGGAAATCTATACCGGCGACTACGACTTTGTCGCCGGCTGCGAACGAATTGTTGAGTAGCTTTATTTTCCCCGCTGTGAAGATGAAAATTCCGGTAGGTGCATTCGTCGGCGAAACGATGAAACTGTGATTGGTCTCAAAGATGATCTGGGGATTTTCTTCGGTTTCGACGGTCGCAAACTGACTGTTGATTGGCACGATGCTCGTCGGAACTGTGAACACTTTTGAAAACTCAAGAATGACATCGGTCGACGCTGGGGATGCCTGCCGAAGTTTGCGGTCAATAAGTTTAAGGTGACTGCGCACAGACTCCAATAAGCGAGCCGTCGGCAGGAGGGTTTCGTTAGCCACAACGTCAAGCAAGACATTATTCAGATGTCCAGTGAGGGCATATGCCTTGAGTATCTGAATGAATGGCTCAAAATCACTTTCGTCGGTAACTTCTGGCACATTTTGCCGCTTATATTGCAGAAGCAGCCGATAGATATCGGGATAGTAGAACGCCGAAAAGTCAAACTCTGGAACCTGAATCAATTTTGCCGTTGCCATAACGCTCCCTCACTACCTGACAAACTTGGTGCTAAACTCCTGCACGGAATGGCTCTCTTTATCGATGTACTTGAATGAACATTCAACCTGACCGGCGACGTCTTCGTTGAACGTGATTGGTTCATCAGGAAAAATTTCAACACGGTCTGAAAACTGCGCTAGTACACGCTGAATTTCTCGAAGTGCGAGGCTACGAAATGAGGCATCTTTCACTCTGAAAATCAAATCAGAGCTGAGCCCTATCCGCTGAAATGGGTTGTCGTCGCCGCCTTCTGATAGGGCTAAAAATAGAAGCTTCTTAAGTTCGCGTTGGGAACTTGACTCGATCGCAGCCCCGCCTGACTTGTCAACGCCGACTGGAATTTTTAGCCCACTCGCCATAAGTCATCCTCGCTCACGTTTTATAAATTTTGGACGCTTGTAGAACGTGTTGCGATGACACTTGCGGCACCAAATCAACACCTCTCCACCACGCGCCTTGGGTCGTCTTACGGCCTCCTCTGCGAGTAGCGAACAAGCGCACCTATAGCAGTTGATATGCTTCCTAGATGTCTGCTGAGATTTGCCGCGGTCGGCTCCTAAGAGCATGGATTCGCCTTTCATGAAATACTCCCCGAACCGGTGCCCGCGCCGGGTGCCGGCGTTCCTGTCGGAGCCCCAGCAATTACTAAGCTTCCTGTTGCCAGTGCCAAACCTGAAGAAAATTCTTGGCCGATGACCTCTGCAATGTCTGGCCAGCTATCGCCTAGAAAACCGCTTGCGACGCCGCTTTGCTCAATCATGTCGGCAATCGCCGATGCCGGGACGCTAATCGATCCAACGACAATAGTTCCGCTGCCAGCAAAGACGGGGGTGTGCGTGGAGGTTAAGGTTGCTAGCGCAAGCTCGGCAACAAAAGCACCGGCAACTGAATCAGTGATATCGAGCAGACTATCGCCTGCCGATCCAAACTTTGATACGAGACCCACAAAAATGGCTTGCGCAATGAGCGAATCAACCGGACCAGTTAAACCAACACCCGTTCCCACTCCCGCGCCGGGAACGGTACCGATGTCTGTAGTTGTAAACGGTGCCCCAATAATTGGTGTGATGCTGCCGTCGCCAACAGCCATAGCGAAGCTAGGAACGCTCGTTCCGATAAGACCAGCGGCGGTCATCGTCCCGATGATTGTCCCTGTCATGTGAGCACCAAGCATTGGCATTCGTTATCAACCTTTTGGCTCAATTGTTTCAAGCCTCGTCCAAAGTGCTTTGATTGCTGGCATCAAAGAATCAAGGCAGTCGCGACAGAAGTCGCGTTGCAATCTTTCACCGCCAACACGAAGCGAAATAATGAATGCCCTCGGTTTCAAGTCGCGATGCTCGGGTACAGTGATTGTTTCGACTTTACCGCTCTCGGGATTCTGCCGCTTCATTGTTGCCATCTTCGGAACTTTCGATCTGACCTTTTTGCGAACAGTCCTTGGCATCTGAACACGTATTCGTTTCTCGACATCGTCAATGTCGCGAAACTCGCGTTCATCCATTTCCACACCATCAACTTCAACCTCGCGCTCCTCATAGACCGGCTCTGTAGGTGGTGCCATGTGAGTTTTCTTGCCGCAAATATCGCATCGCCAGTTGAGCATGTGGCCCCCTTACGCCAGGAGTTGACGGATTGAGTCAACTCCTGCTGCTGAAGGCCCGCCGCCGACGTAGAGGGCCATGAACGTGTATTTATTCAAACCAAGCTGCGCAAATTGAGGATCGCGAAGCTCGGCTTTAAGCCGATTGTTACCGCCGACGCCGAGAGGAACATCAAGCATATAGACACCAGAAAGCGCGGGCGTGTTGGTCAGCGCATCGATTACCGCTTGAAACGCGGCAATGCTGAGCGTCAAAATGTTCACTTTGCGTTGTAATTGAGCGATCAAATCCAAGATGGCGTCATCGGGAACCGCAAGGTATCCCTTGGCTATTGCAAGAACGCGCAGAAGTTCCTTTTGGACGTCGCCGAGAGCTTTAATCTGATTAAAGCGCAAGCTGTCCCAATCAGGAGGTCGCGACTGGACAAGAATCCCACGCCGGCGATTGATTTCTCTGATGATGAATTGAATATCGTCAATGTTCCAGAGCGACAGCAAAGCTTCCAAAATCGCTAGAAACACCGAAATATCCGGCGCAGTGACGAGTATTCCAAACGCAGAAATATTAGCGGCATCGCTAAACTGTGGTCTATCTAAATCACCTTGATCGTCCAGCGACCTAATTGCGAGGTTGATTGCTTCCTCTGGCGTTAAGAGCGGTATTCCGTTCTTATCGACTTTTTGCCGCCTGCGAAATGAGGTGAACGGATTGACGACAAGCTCGAAAGCACCGGACCCGAAGAGATCGTTTACAAGATCTTCAGTCTGAGTCACCAATGCAGTCATCAACGCTTTATAGAGGTCAGCCGATTGAAAAAATATGCTTGCCGCATTAAGGAGCGTCGACGCGGCGTTCAGAATCGGAACGACGGCACCCGATACCGTATTAAGCGCATCTACGATGGGCTGCGCTTCACTTGGTAGCGGCGGAACAAGCTGTCTTTTGGTCCATGACATACTTCAACCTTCTGAGCTTCTTCTCGCTCTCCTTAGCCTGTGCGTCCTTTGCTTTTTCGAGCAAAGCAACAATGGCTTTTAGTTTCTCGCACTGCGGTTTTTTCCAAGCCACTCTTCACCCCGCAAAAAGAGTTGGCACACCGATATGCGGTGCGCCGGTGATCGTATCGACAACAGGAGCCGTAACGTTGGTCAGGACGTTTCCGACCTGCGCTCCCAAAACAATTTGAATCCCCATGACGGTGACGATGCCGGCAGGATCAATCGTGAGCGACGCCAAGGCGTTTCCAAATTGAACATTGCCGGCGACATCAAGGGAAAGATTGCCCAGAGCGTTAGATAGTGAAATCTCTCCCGTTGGACTGATCGAAAGTTTTCCTATCGCGTTGCCGATTTCTGCCGAACCGGCGAGGCTTGTTATCTCGATGTTTCCTGCCGTTACGCTGACCTTGAAATTTCCAAGGACAATTTGAACCTCACGGTCCCCGGCAGCGATTGTCTCTTTATGACCCATGCCGTAAGTATCTTCACGCTTTCCGGCAACGAGTTTTGATTCGTCACCGGAGATCGTCGTCCCTTTATTTGACACGATAGCTTGGGTCTTACTGCCGCCGATGATCTCTTTTACGCCGCCATCGACATTGCTAATTTTGCTGCCGGCAATATTTTGTGTAAGGAGTCCCAGTTCTTCGATCGCTTCTGGCGCGCTAAGTGTATGTTTGCCGCCGACGCTATAAATGGAATCCGAGCGAATGTCCTTTGTATAGTTACCTTTGACGAGACTGGTTTCGCTCTTTGAAATCTCGACATTCCTGTTTTTTAAAATACGGAGAATGTCGTTTTTCGTGATGGTCGTCGTTCGCTGGCCGGCAATATCACGAAAAAGATCGTGGACACAGTTTTCGCGCCAATTTCCTGCCTCGTCCCACTCAAGGAAATTGCCAAATGTATGCTTCAGCTTGACGATTTCGGCTCCCTCAAAGTCATCGAATATAAGACCGTGTCCCGAGTTTGAAATCCATCCCATCCGAAATGGGTAATTGATCTGAAACTCTTCGTCGATTTCAGCCTCGTCGCTATAAATCATGCACCGCCAACGCGGTTCGGGAAACTCGACACTGGTCGTGTCGAAACTCTTGTCGTCAACCAGGATTTCGATTTCGACTTCGTCGCCTACTTTTGGAACCACAAAAAATCCGGCACCTTCGGCGGATGCGAATGGAAAACAAGGATACGCGGGCAGCGGGTACTCACCTTCAAACAAGGTCGGTGCATCAAAAAAGACGGCTCCACGCAACGAGAGACCAAGATCCTCATCGGTATTGCGCGTAACGATCGCATTGTGTACCTCAAGCCTCGCCATAGATTTCTAAAAATCCTCCTCAGCCGTAACGGTTTCCGCCGTCTTTTTCGACATAAGACCCTTAAACCTTGCAAAGCGTTCATCCAGCTCGGAGAGTCCAAATGCCGGTGGTGACTGCACGACGACGTCATCAATAACCTTGCGACAAGCAAACTCGGTTCGGTAGGGACCGTCCCGCGACATTCGATGAGTGACTTGTGTGAAGTAATACTTTCCCGAGAGTTGGCCGACGCCTTGAAGGTTATGCACCTGGCTTGATTGAATGATTTCGTTGCCGACGATAACGCCGCGTGCCGTGACAAAATTTTCTTTCTGTCTCTTGATGAACTCTTCAATCGCGGCCTGCGCCTGCGCTTCTGTGGCAAAGCGTTTGTAAGGCGGAAACTGGTAGCTTGCGCCGAACGCCTTGAACGCGACCTGGACACCATCGTTGTCAGATGGCTTGGAGGAGAACGTTTTTGCGCCAAAGCGGCGTTCGTTCAGTTCCTTAAGTTCAGCCTGCGTTTGCGCGTCAAGCTGCTTGGAAAAGCGAATGCGCGAGCCGCCGACTTTTTTATCCTTGAGAAAAAATACTTCGTAGTCAGTCGCGACGTCATAGGCGTTCATCGTCGGGGAAAATGACACTAAGGAACTTACGTAAGGCACCTCGCCATCGTTGTAGACGAAGGTCATAACCTCTTTTTGCGCGCTAAGTGCCGGCGACCTGAAATAGAGAACAAACAGCTTCCGTTCTGCATCCCATTTTGAAAACAGGTTGAAGCCGTTGCTGTCGGCAATTTTTTTTAGAAACTCATAGTCGCTATCGCCCTTGTTCTGGACGCGATCAACCACTAGTTCTGTGCGTTCAATCGAAGCGAGTCCGGTGCTATCTCCAGACTGCACGTCAAACGCATTGCGCATTCCGATGATTTCGGCGACTTGACTGTCGCGTGTTCCTTTGTAAGAGACGCCGCCAACCGGGCGGTTTCGCGACGCAAGATAGAGGGGATCATATGCCTCGACCGTTACCGTTGGATAACCGTCTTCGGGAAACTCTGGTGTCGCTTTGACGACGACTCCGGCACCAATACTGTGGAGATTGTTGCCGTAACCCATCTGAAGTTCGACGATGTGGCCCTCGGCAAAGAGCTTGGAATCAAGTATCGAGAGGACGGCGCGCTCGCCGCGTGAGTCGACTTGGTTTTCTAGGCGCAGAGTTAGGCGGTCGAGTTGGTCAGAATTGTCCTCGTAAATTACTTCGGCTATGTACTGCTTGACCTCTTCCGTCACGGCAAATGGTTGGGCACCTTTGCCGCCGCGGATAAGAAGTTCAAAGTTGGGCGCGTAAAAGTCGCGAAGAAGCGGTGCGCCTTGTGGATGCGTCGCCGCCGCCGATTCCGGCAAAGACCCTTGGTTGATGAACGAGATAATTCCCAACGGTTTTCCTCAGCTCCTCTCCTTCATAAAAAGATGGTTGTTGGCCGGTTTCTGGCCACAAACCGTTCTTCTCTAAGGTTTAAATTTGATTGGGTGTTTTTCAGTGCCACGCTCTGTGGTGTGACGGCTATTTGAATAATCTCGGAACGTTCAACAAGGTCGATCTTGTCGCCTGGCATTAGGTTGGCAAACTGCGGCTGGACCCGCCGTAGGATGTCGCCAAGTAAGGCGTCGCCATAGTGCTCGCGCGCAATGGACTCAAAGGTTTGTCCCTCGCGCACAATAACGGTCTTGCCAATGGTGTGTAGGGAGCCGCCTGGAATATCGACAAGCTTTCTGAGGGTACTGAGTATGGCCGCCCCACCGGAGACAAGGCCGGCTGCGAACTTAATTTGCGAGGCCAGGCTTGTGGCGGCGTTCTCTGGTTCCAGATCCTCTATGACTTGAAGCTGAATATCGATAATTGCGCCGCGAAGAGAACCGTCGGTGCGTAGCTCGTCGTAGCGGAGCTTGATGCTGCGCACAAAGCAGGTGAATGAAATTTCCGTTCCGGCAGAGAATAGAAAGCGCGGTGCACGTTTTAATTCTTTATTACGCCGCGTAAAAGATTTTAGAAGATTAACTTCTTGCTTAATATTTTTAAAGCTATTGGCTGCAAAGAGCCTCGTTGTAAACGAGACTACCTCGGAATCACCGCGCAGCCACTGGAAGTCCGGCTTTTCCTTGTTGATGGTCGTTGTTTCGCCAAGCGTTGAACCAATCGATTCTTCGAGCCCCTGCGCAATGAACTGTCCCTCAAATTCCTTGTCAAAGCTCGCATCGATGCCCTTGAGCTTCCACGTCTTCGCTCCAACGCCAAATATTTCACCGGCTGTTTCCAAAAACGCCATTATCCCGATACCCCGAAAGTTAGACCATTCTGTGCAACGCGCCGTTTAACCGCAGGATCAATTGAGCGACCGTTGGCTTCGGCGTTATCAAGCATTGCCCGACTTAAAATGATGTTGAGATCACGCCCCGATATTTGGGTGCGAAGTTCACCCGTCAGTCGCACAGATCCCGTTGATGGTTGACTTGTTGCATTGCCTGTTGCAGATCCACGACGCACGGCGTCGACTATTTGCTCCTCACTCGGAGGACTACTGATCACCTTTTGACGAAGGCTCTCGGCGGCAAGTCGTTGGCTATCGACATTGGTATCGACGTAGCTCGGGTTGAGGGCTGTGGCCGGCTGATTTGCCGAGGTTGCGGCGGCAATAGATCGTTCAGCCTCTTTGCCAAGTTCAACGTTATGCTGCTCTGCAGGTGTTCCAATTGCCTGTAGCGTCCGAGCCAGATCACCGGGACTCGGCGCACTCTGTTTCTCTTGGCCTGGTTGTGCAGCGAGCGACGATGCGATGGTATTGCCAAGCATTTCGTTGGAGGAAACTTGGGCGTCTTTCACATTGCCTAACTGGCTTTCAAGCCTTGACTGATTGCTCGTGCGCTTTGCTTCGAGCGAAACAACATTGTCAGCTAAGTTTCTGAGTTGAGCATCATTACTAGGTTCACCTTTAACAGTCGGCGTTGACTTTTTCTCGGCGAGAGAGACTACGTTCGCAAGTTGTCCGACATTGGATTGAGCGTCGCCTGTTACGGAGGCAAGCTCGTTAAGCTGGCTTCCAATATTTTTCGCGACCTGCTGTCCAGCATTGGTTGTTTCGGGTGCTATGGGTAGACCATTTGGTTTGACGCTGGTGTTTTCAACTTTCAGCGGTTTTTCTGTGAGGTGATTTGCTGATGCAGCGAATTGGTCCAGTGATTCAGGTGCAATGCCAACTTCTGGCGGTACGAGCTGTTGGCTAAGGTCGAACTGCGCGTTTACATCGATAGGCTTTTCAGCCAGCGACGACATGGCACTAAAAGCTGCTGGTGATAGCGTTGGATTAGGCTGCGGGACTTTTAGCTGTGCGTTGATGCTTTTGAGTTGACCTTCAAGCATTGCGCCCTGGTCAACGCTGGAGGACACCTTAGGTGGTGTGAAGCTCGGAGATGGTTTGAGGTTGTTATCTTTTTTTTGAGCGAGGTTTGCAACTGCCTTTTGAAAATCAATGACCTTCGCGCCCTGATTTCCCTCAGCGTTGTCAGTTTCTAGGTTTACTGTGGCATCTTTATCACCAGTGAAAAAGTTTTTGACTTTTCCAATCACCGAGCCTGGACCGGTGAAGTCGGCAAATGTTTTTTCTACGTTCGTGCCAAAATCTGAGAAGAAATCGAGAGTGCGATCAAAGAGACTTGGCCCTTCGAGAAAGCCGAAGACTCGCAAGAGTTTGTCGCCAAGGAAAATGACACCAGCGATAGCTGCAGCGATGGCGGCAACCTTGAGCAAAACAACGCCGAGTGGGATTGCAACCCCTACGACGGCTGCCTTAATGGCGACGAATGCGGCGACAGCAGCTTGCCCAAGAAAGGCAAAGACCGGCCCGAGCATTCCTACTCCGAATATTAGACCTCGAACAATCAAGCCACCAAGCGAACCCACAACCCGCAGCGTGGTTGCTAAAAAGCTAAAGCCGCCTGAGATAAGTCGCGCGACGAAAGAGCCAACGACACCGAAATTTCTTACGCCAAGAATTAGTAGATCAAGAAAATATTTACCGGAACGAAACGCAAAGCTTGCTATCCGACCGACGACGCCGATCGTTGACCCCATAAGACCAAATAAGCTGCCAACACCTGAGATGATAGGGCTAAGGACCGCCAGACCGACGGCAATACCAGCGAGGACGGGAGCCGCTACAGCTCCGATAAAGATCACCTTCGCTGCAATTTTGCCGAACTCTTTTGCTGTGAGACCGGACTCTCCGAGAATCGGTTTTAGAAACGTAACGACGTCATTAAAGGTCTGCTTGGCAAAATCGCGCAGCTCCTTGAACCCTTCGATGAAACCTTGAGCAAACTCGATAGCCGAGTTGATAAGGCCACCAAATCTATTTGTCTTGAGATCATCGAGTTCGGCAGCGGTGAGTTGCGTGCCGTCTCTTGCCTTCTGAAATCCGAGTGCCATGACCGATAGAAAGTCGGTCGGTCCTTCGAGTCCTTCTTTTAGTGGTCCAGTTACGAGACCGCCGACTTCAAGGCCAAGTCCCTCGGCAGCGGAACTAAGCATCTCGACTTGGCCTCGCAAGTTATCGAGGCGGATTTTTGCCATCTGACGCGCTGTACCTTCGGCACCGGCGATCTGTAGACGCATGGCGACCAGGGAAGGAATCGCCTTTCCAAGTTCAATCTTCACGTTGTCGCCGGTTTTCGCGAGACCCTTTCTCAGTTGATCGATGTTCTTTTCTGTGACCTCGGTTGTTTCAAGCAATTTTGATTGAAATGCGCCAAATGCGGTTGAGCCTCGCAACCCAAATATCTCGGCCACTTGCGCCGTAGCTTCGAGGGGATTGCGCGCGTTTGAAACGGCTTTCGCTGCGTTCGCCATGATTGCTTCGATCGGCAAAAGTCTTTTGACACCGTTAACAGTCCTGAGAGTTGCCTCTTCGAGGCCGCCTTTACCGCCAAACAATTCGATCGCGGCCTTTGAGGGCTTCGAGAGTTGCAAAATGGCGTTTTTCAGTGCCGTTCCCGCAACTGAACCTTTGACGCCAGCGTTGGACAAAATACCTACCGACGAAGCCGTTTCTTCAAGCGACAATCCGGCATTCTTTGCGATCGGCGCGACATACTTCATAGCCTCGCCAAGATCGGTAAAGTCGGTGTTCGTCGCAGCGGTAACAAGTGCAAGTGCATCAGCAACCGCAGTCGCGTCCTTTGCCTCGCGCCCAAAAGCTCCGAGTTGACCGGCGATAATGTCGGCGGCTTGTGCCATACCAACACCAGACGCCGCGGCGGCGTCGAGGACACCTGGCAGAGCCGATACAATCTGTTCTGTGGAAAAGCCGGCTTGCGCTAAAAGCTCGGCACCTTCACCGGCTTGTTTTGCAGTGAATGAGGTAGTCGCACCAAGACGTTTCGAGATGGCTGTAATTTTTGCCATCTCTTCAGGCGTGCCGAGCATGGCAGCCTGAACTTTGGACATTTGCTCTTCAAAGTCAGCCGCGGTTTTTGTTGCGAAGCCGACACCAAGGGCAAGGGGCGCAGTTGCCGCAGCTCCCGCGGCAGCGGCCCTACCAACGGCATCCATCGCCGCACTGGTTTTGGCCATACCCGACTCAAGTCCGTTGAAGGCTTGCTTGGTTTTAGTGAGCGCAGCTTCAGCCCCTTGAGAGGAAAATTTCAAAATTGCATTGAGCTGAAATGCCATCTAACGCCCCAGATATTTTGATCGCCCCGAAGTGCTTTTTCCTGTTTTTGTCGCTTTTTCCATCGCCTTGTTTTCCTTTTCCTTCTGTTCCACAAGACGCTTGAGGAACCACTCAAAGTCTCGTCGTCGCATCCGTTGCACGTCGCTGAATGTCATTCCGCCATTCATCCCGTAAAGAACCTGAAATGTAGCTTCGAGTCGTTCATCCCGGCTTAGGGCAGGGATGAACTGTCGAAAAAATAGTTGTAGCTCCAGTCCAGCATTCGGAACCATTCGGACTCGCAATGGACGCAAACGCCTTTCATCGCCATAAGCGGACCAGCATTGTTTTCAACAATTGCTGCGGAGATTTTTTCAATGTCGATTTTTTTCATTTTCTTGACGACGCTTTCGACAAGGATCTTCGCTGCATCATCCTTGTCGGTTTTGACCTGACGGATACTCGACATGAACAGTAGTTGTTTCATCTTTGCGCCGTTTTCCGCGACGTCTGCGGTTGCGCGTTCCATCACGTCCCAGCGCGCGACGTCGTAGCCAAGAGCCGATACCACCGTGCCATCTGGCATGATGACGGGCTTTTGAAGCTGATAAACGTGCTCTCTTTGACACGTTTCATTCTTGGTATGAATTTCAAGAGTGCGAAGGTCGGCGACGAAATCTTTATTGAGTTTCTTGCATGTCGGGCAAGTCACATCCAGCTTGAGTTCATACCCAAGTTCTTCCGTCCGAAGATAGATATACATGTACATGACGTTGGTGAACTCTAGCTGGTTCACAAGTAGAATCTGTTGGTCTTTCGGTAGATTTTGAAAGTCGGTACCACAAAATCTATCGAGCAAAAGACAAAGTATCTGACTCACCATTTGGCCGACGTTGCGCGCTTTCTTTTGAATCTTGGCAATTTTCTCTTCCGTCTCCATATCCCATTCGAGAAAGGAAAACGTCGAGTCAGCTACCGGCTTTTTGTCTGGATCGTATCGAAGGACTGGCAGGCTTGCGCCAAGTTGATCGAGCGTGGTTTTGTCGTAGATTTTCCCTAGTTCTTGTTCCATCTTTCATTCCCCCAATTAGCGTTGCCCTGTGGCCGCTTTGTTTGGAACGTTATGTCTGACTAAGCGTTACGCCGCGTCGTCCCGTTTAAATTGGGTCAACCGCGTCCGCAGAAAACGTCCACTCAATCATGGCCGGCTCACCCTCATTGGCCATGTCGAGGTCAGGTCCTTTTTTCTTGGTGATCCAAAGTCCACTAAGGGTATTGGTTGTCGCCACAACACCACCGATGTTTCGCTTAATGAGCGTTCCGACCTTTTTGTAAGTAGGAGTAACCGGGTCGCGTCCCTCTTTGAACCAAGCCTCAAGTGCTGCGCGCTCGGAGGCATGGTGCTCGAAAGACATCGCCGTAAACTCCACGGGCTTTTTGTTGCCGCCAGACGCCTTCGTGCGATCCGGCAAGTCGACGGCTTCAGTTTCATCTTCAAAGCCTGAAATTTCTGAGAAAACAATCGGCGGAAGTCCATTTACCAAAAGCTCGTAGTTGTTAACGGGAATGTGACGTGGCTGAACTGTTCCTTGCATGACCATGAAGGGCCTCCTTTTTTATGCCGCTGCCTCGGTCACGCCGAGTTCAGAAATGGTGATGATGAATTGCTTCGTAGTGTCAGCTAGCCGAATACGAAGCTCCGCATTCTTTTGACCGAGCGCACGTGTTGCATCTGTATTGTTTTCGTTGTCGATCTTGATAATGACCGCGTCGGAAAGGCTTTCACCGCGAATCGCGCGTTTCGCTAGTTCAGGCGTAAAGAACGCAATGAAGGCGGAATGAAGAAGTTTGTCGGACTGCGCATCGTTGATCGAGAAAATGATGAAATCGAAATTTTCAAGAAACGTATTCTCGATATGAGACAAGTATTCGCGCTTGTGCTTGAATTTTTGCCCTGAGGTACCAAGCGTTTCGTCGCCCCAAAGAATGAAGTTTCCTTCTTTACGCTTGATGAAGTTAATGCCGACCGGGTCCAAGAACTCTTCGTTGATGGTTTTCCCTTCAAAGCCATCAGGCAGTGCGATGATGTTGCTTAGGATGACGTCAGTACCGGCTGCCGCCTTGTGATAGCCTTGGAAGTTGTTTGCAACTTTGGCTTCGGCACCGTGAATGGCACCCGTCATTGACGTAAGCTTAAGACCAGTACCGATGGGATTTTGCACCTTGGCAAACGATGGCCAACTAACGACTGCAAAATCGTTGCGTCCGAGTTGATCGTTTACGAACTCTTCAGCAGCCTGCTCGTCAGTGACGTTTGCTGGGATTTCATAGCGATATTGCCAATTCTGGCTTTCGGAGAGTAAGACAGCCGCTTTTTGAACCGCCGTGGAGGTAACGCCCGGTGTAGCGAGCTTCACCAGTCCAAGATTTTGACCACGAAGTCCCTTGAGCGGCGAGGTATCAGTATCGTAGGCATTGACGTAATGCAGGTCAGAAAGGTTTGCGATCCCATCGTATCCGCCGCCAAGCTCTGCAACGTACTCGGCGCGGAAGCTATCACCGACATCTGCATCGGCAGTCATGGTCGAGCCAGCTTTGACCGTGATCGTCGAGGCATCGTTGGAGACGATTCTAAATTTGATACGTCGTTCGTCGATATTGGGAACGAGCGTGCCGCCAACGAGTTTTCCAACTTCAAGCGGCGAGAGTAAGAGCTTTACCGTGTCGCCAAGGAGGAACGCCTTGGTTGACATTTTGGTGGTGTCAATGAGTGTAAAACCCGCGCCAAAGTCATTGGGGCTGACGAAAGCTACGCCAGAGGTGACGGTAAGACCCGTCAGGAAAGGCATAGCCGCGCTTTCGTAACTCCAGACCTGATTAACACCACCGGTAAGAGTCGCTGCTCCCCACGTTGGTTCGGAACCGCCGCCCGCCGAGGTGGTCGCAATAGCGTTGCCAAGAAGTCCCGCGGTTTGCGCATAGACGTTCAAGACCGACGCAGACACTTTTTCTGCAAAAACTTTGTCCTGTAGCAACGTATCGATGCTGGCGTTGATAAACACTAGAAGGTTGTCAAGCGTCGCCTCGGCAGTGCCGCCAATAAGGAGTTGGCTTGTAGGCGTCGCTACAACTGTCTTGAAGGTGATAACTTTTCCATTAAGGGTGACGCTATCCCCGTCACTTGGGTTTGCGCCAAACGTCAATACACCTAGGGCTCGCGCGCCCGCAGTTGTGACGGTCAATGTCACTTCGTCATCGATAACGGAAGCACCAGGGACCAACGGCGAGGCTTTCGCCGCGGCCCCCTGAACGGAAGAGATAACCTCGTCGTGGATCTTGGCACTAAGAACGGTATCAGTTAGGCCGAGCACCTTACCGAAAACGTTTGCGGGCCTGATATCGCTTGTGATCGAACCGACGTGCAAGTCGGTCGCTTTGACAAGATACTCAGAATCAGGGTCGTCATTAATGACTTTTTGAAAATAATTTGGCGATTCGGGATCAGAATTCAGGTTGGCAAAATCTTTTACCTTCGTCGAAACGCCACCCTCGATGAGGTAAACTTCAAGGCCCCATTCCTCAAGCGGCTTGTCTTGGCCATCTTTGATCAAAAGGCCAAGAGCTAAACCGTCATTTTCAAGCTCGACCGACAACAATTGATCGAGGCTACCGTTTAGCTCCGTAACGACATTTACGTCTGCTGGAAGTTGCAAGACACCTAAGGCCGTATTCGACAGGATGTCAAAGGACTTCCCCGGAACAGCGTTGAATTTGACTTTGCCTCCGGCCAGCTCGTCCTTTTTCAGACCGGTCGGCGGATTTGCGAGAGTGACCGAAGTCGCGGTGACGCTCGCGTAGACGTCGATAATTTTTTGTCGCTTACCACCCCAGCGACCACCATTTCCCGCCTCAAAACCAATAGTCTTTGAGCGGGTAGCCCTGCGATTATGAAATGAACGCGCGGCTCCTCTTTCACTGCCGTCAGTAACGCGGTTGACCCAGAGGCTACCGGCCCCCACACCGAGATTGTAAAAGTCAAATGCCGCATCAGGCAAAAGTGACTGTGGAATGAAACCGCCAGCCTTAAAGCGAAACTGCTTCGAGTTAAATGCCACGAAGGCTTTGCCTACCGGTCCCTTTTGGACGATGCCGGTATAGGCAGTGGTTCCCAGTGCACCTGAAGTGATTTGCTTTTGACCTTCTTTTTCTATAACCACGACGCCGGCTGCACGCGACGGTCCAAATCTTCTCTCTGCCATAACAACTAGTCCTTTCCTGTGTTACAATGTAACACACATAAGTAAAAAATTTTTTAATCCAATGTCACGTCAACACTCACTTGACCCTCTCCGACAAGCGGCACATCAATCGACGGCTTGTGAAAAAATAGGACGCCGAGAACATCAAACGATCCGGTTGCAATGCTGGTATCTGTCTGATCGAGCCTACCTTGCGCTTCGACGCGGGCCTTATTTCGGAAGGTATCGACCTCGTCGATGATAATAACGTCGTACTCTTCGTCGAGACCAAAGGAGCGGACGGTTTTTGTTTTGGAAAAGAACTGCGCAAGGTCAGAAATAAGGCGCATCTGGTCGACTTGGAGATTGGTGAAAACTGCATACTCGAATCGGATCGCCTTTTGTGTCGGACTAAATTGCAAGACTGCTGAAAGAGTCGCGGTGTCGCGCACGAATTCTTTGCCGTAGGCATTGGTGTCGCGCATAGCGAAGTTGCTTCGGTCGGAATCGACAATGCGCTCGAACACAACCGACGGGAACGCTGGAACTTCAAAGTAGTCTTGACCAGTCTTGATGATGAACTCGGGAACATACTCAAACGTAACCTCCAAGAGGTGCGAGACCGGCACTACGTTCGTTAGAACAATCGTGCCTGGGTCGTTGGTAAAACCGTCTTGCCTCGATGGGCCTGGGCTGTAAGAACTCAGAAGGTTCTTGAGCTTTAGCGGGTCGTCGGAAAGATCGACAACCTTGCGGACGGCAGTGATATTGTATGATTTGTTTTCCAACACAGCGGATAAGTCGAACGTGTCGGTCGACCCTGATGTTGGAAATACGACAAGCGAACTGGACCTGAATTGCGTGTTCAGTGTCCTAATAACCCCATCATAAACAATGTCTTCTAGGAACTCAATATCGAATTCCCCAAGTAGCTTGAGCGCAACTACCGAGGGCGTTACAGCGGCATTGGTCGTCCTTAGGTTGACCACCAGAGCGATTGATTTGTCGCCAATGCTTGCAAGCGGCAATGACGCAAGGTTGGTGCTAAGAGCATCTGCGCTCATCCAGTCACTTGCTCCCGCCGACACCCAATCGCTACCAGACCAGTAGAGGTTGCCACCTGTGGTTTTAACTTTAAAACCAAGGCTTGTGCCGGCGGGCTGCTGGCCGTCACGTGGAATGACTTCAAATCCTAGCCACTTTTGGAGGGCGTTTGGTGTCGTAGACGGCGTTTCAAAGAAAATATCGGAATCGGTTGAGAAACCAGAGCCAACCTTTTTCAGCTCAATGCGAGGACGCAGCTTGTCATCACAATTGAGTCGAATTTTTGCGACATCGGAGAACGTTAGCTTTGATCTAAGCTCTTCGCTGGCTACAAATGCTTTAACGAGTCTGTTAATCACCTACTACCTATCCTTATGATCTCCGCCCTTGGCCCCAGCTTTCAAAAATGCCGCCTCAACTGCCTCACGCCAACGACGGCGAAGGCGTTCTTGTATTGCGAGATTTCTAAAGACCGTTGTTAGAAATTTCCGCGGCGGTACGCGCCAGACCGTGCGACCACGTCCAGAGCGTTCACTTGCCTGTTTCTGCGCAGATTTTGCTTTTCTACCTTTTGACTTGCGGAGTGCCGCCATGATGGCTGCTCGCATATCGTCTGTGACATCGATCGTGAAGCCTTCGTGCAAAAGTAGAACAATTTTTTCTAAAGGCGTTGGCCTGCTCTTGACGCCACCTGTCGATAGCTTTCTTTCCGCCAGCCCGACCTCGGCTTCAAAGCTTGTCTTTAAAGTGAAGCCGATCGCATCAAATAGGTTTTTTTCTTTGAGGAGCGGGAGATTTCCGCGGGCAAGGGCAAGTGTCAGCGGCGCATTTGCAGTAAACCTGCGGTCCCTGATCTGCTGCTTTACTTGGCTTACGAGATAAAGGCTGTTGTCGATCGTGGCGCGCTTTATTTCTCGCTCAAGAATCGGCAATGTGAAGTTGGGAGAGAGAAACCTCTTGTACTCCGCAACGTCGCCCTTGATGACTAAACCAGCTTTCATCCGACAGGCTCCCTATCGGAAAAGGCTAGGCGCGTTAGCGTCATCCCAATATTTGAAAAATGTGCGAATAGATCGCCCAAGCTATGAACGAAATAGAGAGGCGTCTTTAACGTTTGATTTTTGAGCTTCACGATACGGTCGCCGCGTTTTACTTCTTTTCCCGCTAATTCCAAATCGCGCAGCCGCAGAACGACATACCCTTTGATTTGTTCGTCAGCTCCGAGCTGAGTCATTTTCATGATCTCTTCGGTATTTCCAAAAACGACCTGCGCCATGACTTGAAACGGCGTGCGGACGACGTGATTTATGATTTCGTTTTTGCCGCTGACGCCTGTCGAAAATGGCGTCTTAGTCTTGTCAATGATCTCGACCAAAATCGGTATTGGTTCGATCAGTTCGGGGTAGTCGGAATAGCTTGGCATCCTATACCCCCAGCTCTTTGAAACTACCGCCGACCAAAATCGGTCGACGGTAGGTCATCACAATTTGGTTGTACTCTTGATCGTCCGAGGGCACTGAGGCGCGATTGGTGCCGCGCAGCTCAAAGAATTCTTTTTCGTGCAGGTCAACTTTGATTCGGCGTAGTCCTCCGCGGCTCGAAGTTGCGGCATCCGAGGCAATGGGGTTTTCAATATCTCGCACGACTAAACGTTTCGTCGCGCGCTGTATGAGTCGTGGCGTCGAGCCGTTTGGCTCAAGAAAGCCGAAGCTCCCCTCGATCCGTGTCCTTGTGTCCACGACAAATACGCGGTTGGTCAGAACGCCGGAAAAAATGCTGTCATTTCGGACGTTCAGTTTAATGCGGGGATTTCGGCGATCATCCTGCGGTTCCGCACGTCCCTTAAAAGCGACAAAATCGTAGTCATCTCCTTCTTTGAGTTCTGCCGCTGAGTTGTTAATCAAAAGTTTTGTGATGTCGATAATGGGAAGACCAAGATGGAGGATATGAGAGTTGTTTCCCTCCATCCAAAACGTGCCCGTGCGTTTGTTGAAAAATTGTCCCGTATCGAGATCAATTTTGTTCATCGCATCTTGGATGAGGGATTCAGCGCGACGTTTTGAAACAGAATCAGAGTGGAGTAAGTTTGCGGTACCAGATGCCAGTAGGTTCAAAACACCTGTTTGATCGATGCGAAGGCGAAGCGGACTGGTGAGTAGTTCTTTGATTGTCGTCGTGAAACCAGCTTGCTCAAGGACGTCCCCAATGAGTGGAGTTGGCTGTCCGACAGCGACGCTGTACTCAAATAAGTCGCCCCCGACGTCTGCTGTTTTTGTGCCGAGCGTAAGAAGTGACTTCTTAACGCGCGGCGACTCGCCATCGGCAAGTTCCAGCAAAAGGTCAGCATAGGATATGTAGGGTCCCGTGTTGTCCATACTCAAGTTCCATTGTGAACGACCTTAACAAAATCACCAGAACGATAGAATGCTCCTGCTTCAAGACCGCCGGTTATCGCCGCGGCGTTATCAGCAAACTCCGGCAACGAGGCTTTGAGTTCCTTTTCGGCGTTTTGCAGTTCATTGATCGCCTTTGTTAGCCCCGTTTCCTCGGCTGCCGTGAGATCCGTCTTAAAGAAAACTCTGATTTCGTCATCTTTGGTGTTGACGTAATCAAACTTTGCCGCGAGAGAAGATTCTTTCAGCAAAGCTAGGACGCGACGTGGGTTCGCTTTTTTTGTAAATGTAAACTCCTTCATTTAGCTAACTCTCCATATCTCTGCGCGTGCTCCAAATAATTGCGTGACGTCACCAGAGGTTGGCGAACGCATATCGATTGTGATGGTGTGAGTCGCCTGGCTCGCAAAGTTTACGTAAGAAAATCCCGACGTATGGACGCGCTGCGTAGTGCCACCTGCGGACGCTGCTTCGCGATGCGGAATTAGGAGATCAACGCCATCAATCTGCACTCGAATTTCGACATCGGTAAAGATCGTGTCGTGTCGCCAAATATAGGTAAAGCCGATCCTATATCGTCCGATAGGCTTCGATTGCGTGTTGTAGGTTGCATAGTTTTGAAATGATGTTGAACTCGTCGATGACGTAGAGTTGGTCGCGAAATCTTCGCGCTCCTGCCCAAATGGAACAATTTTGTCGAGATTTGTTTTGTCGGCAGCACTCATAAATCCAGGAACGGATTGCGTGGCCACCGCATGAAGACTCCCGCCTGCCTGGTCGCCGTGCGAGTGAATATGATCTTGGCGTGCAAAGGCGTTTGCTGTACCCGTCTGATTTGTTGTTCCAACAGTGCTAGGAACGCCCGTAGCAAGTGCATCAGCTCCATTGGGAAGGTGACGGCTGGCATGTGCGTTAATCAGAGCTGTGTTGCCGTCTATTTGTGCCTGTGTGTTTGCGGGAATGCCGTCAAGTTTTGTCTTGTCGGAACCGCTCATAAAGCCACTGGCACCGGCAGCAACAACATCAGCATGAAGAGAACCACCAGCCTGATTGCCATGCGCATGAATATGGTCTTGTCTAGCAAGCGCATTGGCCGTCCCCGCTTGATTGGAAGTTCCGACGGTGCTCGGAACACCAGTAGCGAGAGCGTCAGCTCCGTTTGGTAGATGCCGGCTAGCGTGAGAATTTATAAGAGCAGTGTTGGCATCAATTTGTGCCTGCGTGTTGACTGGAATGCCGTCAAGCTTGGTCTTGTCGCCGCCTGTCATAAAACCAGACGCACCGCTGGCAATGACATTTGCGTGAAGGCTTCCCCCCGCTTGGTTGCCATGTGCATGGACGTGGTCTTGGCGTGCAAGGGCGTTAGCGGTTCCAGTCGCATTGGCCGTTCCAACAGTGCTTGGGACGCCGGTAGCCAGTGGATCATCGCCATCAGGCAAATGCCGCGCGGCGTGCGCCGTTATCGAGACACCGTTGATCGTTCCGATATTGAAAATTAAATGGCCATCGCCATTGAGGTCGCCAGCTAGGCTTGGATTGGGATCGTTAGAAACGCCAGGGCCAGGAGGTCCAACCGGTCCTATAATATTGGCAATGATGGTCCATACAGTTGGCGACGTCTTTTTATAGAGGTCGCCGGTCGTCGTATCGATATAGATGTCTTTCTCATACGCAAAGCTTGGCGACGGTACCCCTGCGCCGCTGAACCATTCGGACCCATCGATGTTGACGAACTTGGTCCACGTGCTGGGATCGGTTTTCTCGTAGAGATCACCTGTTACCGTGTCGATATAAAAGTCTTGTACGCGCCCAAGAGAGCCAGACGGTGCGCCAGTGCCATGAAACCAGTCGGAGCCGTCAATATTGGTGATTAGATTCCAAGTCGTGTCGTCGACTTTTTCGTAAACATCACCATCGACCACGTCGACATAGAAATCTTTAGGCCGGCCAATGGACGACGCGGGTGCGCCGGCCCCATTAAACCAGTCCGAACCGTCTAGGTTGCCTTTGAGCGTCCAGGTATTGAACGCTGTCTTTTCGTAAAAATCGCCAAAGTCGGCATCAAGATAAAAGTCACCAGTCTTTCCAAGTGTCGGGCCAGGAACACCGTTACCCGTGAGCCAGGTCGAACCGAATATGGCGATGGAAACCCATTCGAGTAGACCCATAGCGGTCTTGATCGGCACCGTTTCATTGGCAGCCGGATCAAACCCCTTTGGGTTATGCAGTTCTTCCTGTGGCAAATCCTTGTGAACTGGCATCGCTCGTTGCTAGCTCCCACTTGTAATGAGTCGACCATCCTCTGTTGTTACAAACATATTTTCCGTTGTCGTAACGACGTTCGCGGTTGAGATGCCGAGAGATTCAAGCGTTTCAATACCAACGAGTGTCGCTAAAAGCTGAACAAGCCGACGATGCCTTCCAAAACTCGACATTCCTATATCCTCCAAGCCCAAAGGCGGACATTCGATGTCGCCTCAGTTTTTAGCCAGACCTTGTTGACGCCAATGCCATCTAAAACCAGCGGATCGTCGTCGGCAAATAGCTCGCCATCTAAGTTTGGATGTTGAAGAGAAAACGAGAGCTTCGCGGGAGTGTCGTTTGATATGATCAAGCGACTTGCCAAAAATGGGACCTTAAATTGCGCGTCGGCGGGGAAGTCGTGATCCCCGATTTCGAGTCTTCGGTAGTAAAAATTTCGTCCCTTTTCGGCCATTATTTGTACGCCCAAATGCGAAATTGTGTGACAGTGCCGGACACCTGCTTGACGGCGATTCGACTTGCCTCAAGCCCATCAAAAGGAACAAGCCCGTCTGATGGTTTAATCAGGCCGTCTTTTTTGGTGTCATCCGCGCCGGTCAGGACAAACGCGACGTCACCGCCCACAACCGACATCTTTAGGTGGCGTGAGGCGAATTTAAAATCAAAGGCGTTGTCCTTATACGATCCCGTTAAAGTGGCTTTTTCTTCGTAAAAAAATGTGTTTCTGCTGGTCATTGCACCTCACCCCCAATGGCCTCGTAACGAGCGTCTGGAAACATCTGCCTTCCGACGAAGCTCATAGTTGTTCGCGACTGAATAGGGGGAGGCGGGTCTAGGTAGGTGTAGACGAGAAGTTCAAGCTTCACATGGTCAGCGTGTGCAACGAGTCTTTCCCCAAGCTTTCGTTTTTGGCCTGTTTTTTCGTTAAAAACAGCCTCTGCATAGAATTTGACGTTGCGAAAGTTCTTTGGGTACTGAAGCGTGTGAAACTTCTTGTCATGCAAGATCCCTATTCCCGTGATCCGATTCTGAAAGTCTTTGGTCAATGACCACTCGGCCCATTGCCGGTGGTCATCATCCCTATTCAAATCAAATGCTAGTGTTGTTCCATCGCTAAAATTTACCTTGATCATGCGCCGGCCTTTTCTGAGTTCGTGTTACGACTCTTTGGCCTTCTTTTTCGGCATCCATCCTTTATTTTTGCCATCCTCTGTCGAAAGCGTGCCCGTCGGACCAGCTACGTTGCTCTCCGGTGTTTGCGGCACCGAGGCAGCTTCAGGCGGGTTGACTTGAGCTACATTGCCGGACGCAATCGGTTCGTCTGGCATCTGCGACACAACTTTAAGAAGTCTTGCCTCCTTAGGGTAAATTGAGCGGATATGGTCAAGCTCGTCGGCTGTGACCGTCACCGCGCGCCCTCTAAGCAAGTGAATGGCTCCGCTACAAGAACGGTGACAGCCACTCTTAAAGCCTTCGACAAAAAGGGGGCAGTCGCCGTAGTAGGCAATCAAATATTTCATAGTTCGACCCCCTGTCCTTTAGTTACGCAACGTCGGTTGCGCTGACTGAAGCCCGCTTAACAAACCGTCGACCACCGCGAGTTTCCTCGACCGATGGTTGTGGTTCGCCTTTCAGACGCTTTACGTGAAAATGTCCGTTGGATTCGTATTTCAAAACATCCTCCTCACCGCGAACGATCTGGGGGACGTCAAGAATCCAGCGGCGATCTCCGAGCGTATAGGTCTTGGCTTTCTTCAGCGTGACTCGTGCAATACTCATATGCTCACCTCAAAAACGTGCTTATTTAAGACCAATGTTGATGCCGAGAACGACCGCGTCAGTTTCCTCGATATCGTTCGCGACACGTGCCGTGATCGCAAACTCAGTTGCACCGGCAAAGATGTTGCGGTCTTTTTCCATACGAATGTCGCGCCCGATTCCAAAGATGAGGTTGCGGTATTCGGTTAGGAAAGACTGACTCTCGGCGAGATATGAAACCTTCACGTCGGAAGGATCAGTGATTGCACCACCACCTGTGCGCGCAATCGTTCCAGCGGCAGCGTTGAAGGTGTAGTCCGTTACGGGAATAAATGGGGCAACCGGCACTTTCGGATTTTGGTTGACCGTTTGCAACACAACAAGCTCGCTACCTGGAACAATGTTTTTGTTCTTGAGGGCGACTGCCGTTGTGCCGGAAAGCGTTACATGCTCTGTCACAAGCGGCGTTTGAGGCAATAGAGCCAGCGGAACCAACTCAATACCAAACGGCATGAGGTTGATCTCGCTCGTCGCGGCGTTGTCGCCAAGACCTGTTGCGCGCGAGGCAAGGTTATTTCGGAACAGTTGCTCCGTTGCATCAGAAACGAAGAATTTCAAATTGCGCTTGTTGCGTTTAAACTTGCTTGGCATCTCGACAATCATGTCGGAAAAGACTTGATGCGAGATGGCCGCGCCATCGTGGTCAACGATATGGCTTGCGCCAGACCGCTTAAGCCAGCCATCTTGAAGCTGCAAATAGGTATCGACAATAACCTCAGTTGGAGAGCCACCGTCGACCAACTCAGATTCCGGTCGAACCGGCCCAAGTTTATCGCCTTGAATTTGAAGCTCCTCCAGGTCATTGGTGAATTGCGTTGCCATGATACGCATGATCGTATCTTCGACGTCTTCACCCTCCAGGTTTTCGCTGACAAATTCGTCAGTCAGCTCCCACGGAACCATGATTTCTTCCGGTTGAAGCGTGACTTTGCTCGTTGACACCTTGCGCCTAATTCCAGGGTCAGCTCCTTCTCGCTTTGGCACCGCCACGCGACGGCCAACGCCAATTTTGTCGACGTCGAGTTTGTCGGCGCGAAACCTTACAAGGCGAACACGCCCTTGGAGTCCCGTGACGTCGGTGACGAAATCAATAAATCGATCCGCTTGTTCGTCATTCAAGCGACCTGCTGCCGCAATTTCTGCGGTCGTATTTTTCGCGATTTCAAGGATTTCTTTGTTTGAAAGCCTAGCACTCATTTTATCCTCCAGGGTGCTGCGCATGTAGCGCGGCGACGCAACGCCATTTTTAATTTGGCCTTGCTCATGTTGTGGTTCTCTTGCGCTTAAGAAATTTGTCCCTCGCGTCTATTCCCTGCTTGATGTCACTTAAGCCAATGACATCGGAAAAGAGCGACTTCTTGGAAGTTGTCTTTGGCGATGGTTCCTCGTCGCCATCAAGCGCGCCTGAAGCACCTGAGGTGTTCTCCAGATCGTCGATACGTTTGACCAGCTTCGGCAGGTCTTCTGCCTTGGACGCTAGCTCCTTGATTTGAGCCTCGACATCGCCGAGCCTCGTAACCACGAGTTCTAGGTCCTTTCTGGTGCCATTTTGTTTGCCGTCTTTACCTCGGCTGTCGACAAGCGACCCGAGAAGTTCGGCTAACTTTTCAGATAAATCACGAAGCATCTGCATTCGTGCTGAAGAAATTTTTGCACCGACCTTTTCGATCGGTTCACTCGTATTCTGCTCCCGCAAGGCTTGCACGCAGGTTTGAACATTTTTTGCGGCTGCCATCGTTTCTTCGGTCTCGCCCTCGCCGCCAGTATCCATAGTTGACAATGTAGCGAGTTGTTCCAGGGCAGATGCGATCAGAGCCACTGCCTGATTCAGGGCTTGCGCCGCCGACTCGTGAAGTCCAAGCGACTCTTGAAGCATGGCGACAAGGTCTTCGACCTGCTTTTCAAGTTTGACAAGCTTGATTTCTACGCTTGTTTCCGCCGGTTTTTCGGGGTCGGATTTAAGATTATCTGGGTTTTCCTGAGTCTGCTTATCAGGCGACTCGGTTGGTTTTCTCTCGCCTTCTTCGTTGGTTTTTTCCTCTGGCGGAGCCGCAGGATCGGCCTTAGTTGTCGATGGTTCTTGAAGTTCATCAGGATTTTCGACGCGGTATTTTTCGATGTCGAATGTTCCTTCGATGCAAGCATCGAAAACGCCTTTGTCGATTCTTTCGCTGGCACACGAAAAGCAAACGGAGCAAAGGAGGCCAAGCTTTGGTTCACGACCGCCTTCGACTTTGCAAAATACGCAGGTGTCAGGTGCATTGGTTTCGGATTTTTTTACCGACTCCATCCATCCTGACGCCTTCTGAATAATTTCCTTTGTGAGAGGAGCGATCGTGCCGTCTTTCATGCGCTTGATCAGGAAAAATGATTCGCCAATGGCTGGCTTGTCGACCAAGCTGTTTTCATCGACTTCCAAATCCACAATCCGCTTTTGGCCTGACGACTGTTGTCCGGCGTCTTTACGCTTAGTCATGCTGCCTCCTTTGGCGGCTCGCTTGATATCGGGGAGAAAATGAGATCAAGAGATTTCTTTGAGGTTTCATCGATCAGTCTGGCGCGACCACCAATGCTAAAGCCGGTAATGCGACCGACTTTCACCAGATTCCAGACCTCGTCATCGAAGACCTTGACCGTTAAAATCCAGGTTCCTTTGACAACTTTTCTGCTGCCGATCGAAAAATCGATTGGCGCGAGATAACTTTCAACGACGGCGATGCGTCGATCAAATTCAACGTGCATGAAACCGCGTTCGGCGCGGTCGCTAAGACCGAGGCTTTTTAGAAATGCTGGGTCACTCTGAAAAGTCAGTTTAATAAGGTAATTGTGGGCTGCCTGCTCAATTTCCTCAGCACTGATGATTTCATTTTGTAGGTCGGTCTTTTCGGGAATGAGCACAGGACCCGTTACAAGCCTACGTTCAGTGTCTTGCTTACATATCGGGAGCGTCATTAGCGGCAAAATCGCCGGAGGATTCTCGCTAGACTCGCTTGTGTAAGAGTGTTTGAGACGCTTAAAGCGTTCGGCCATCTCGATCAGACGATTTGCCGTTGTTGACTGTTGTTCGTCGCCCGAATTTGTAGTCGGATTTTGTTGCGCCGTATTTGCAGCTTCTTGGTTTTCCGATGTTGTTTCGGTTGCCGGCGTAGCTTGCACTTCCCTTAAGAGGCCAACGACAGCTTCAACGCCTTCGGTGAGTCTGATTCTTTGGAGTGTGGCTTCTTGGAATTCCGCTTGAGGCTTAATTTGAAAGGTGAACGCATTTTCTCTATCCTCGGAAGAGCCAACCGCGAGTCCATGATCCATCACAAAGCGACTGGCAAATCCAATGTCCGAAAAACGTTCCTTCGACAAAATCAAAGCCTGAATTTGCAGACCGGCGTCTAGGCGAAATAGGTCTTTGAAAATATGTCTTTCAACAGCAACCCGGACAATCGAACGAAAATCCGCGCGATTTAACATCTTCATCAGGCTAAATGTCATCGCCTCGTGGGCCTGGAATCTCTTTTGAAGATTCAAGTCGCGATACTTTGGGGATGCCTTCGCAATGGCAGCGATCTCTTCAAGGAGCGCGCCTGGCATAAGGGACGGGTAGATGTCTTTGCCTATTTCTACTGTATGCCCGTGAAGACCCGATACGGTTGTGGCCCCGAGTTGAAGCTCGTGGACATGTTCGTTGCTAGTTGAGGTGCGAAATTCGACTACGCCCTTGTCGGTGCTTAAAAGCAGTCTGTGGGCATGAGCGGGTGTTGGTTCGGCGTCTGTGGAGTTTTTTGAGGTATTGAGCGTATGCCAGTGTGCGCCGTCGAGTTCGGTCATAATCAGACGGTCTTGATAGTAAAAAAGATGTTTGTGGCTGCCGTCGCGCGTTGTGCGCTTGCTTGATTCCAAGCGGTGACGGTGCGCACCACCTTCTCCTGCAACTTGCTCTGCCATCTACCACATTCTCCAAAACATCTGTCGCACCCTTTTTCTTAACCGTGTTACATTGTAACACACATTAGCACGAAGTATCTGAAAATCAAAAGATATTGTTAAATCGCACAACGCAATGTCTCTAAGCTGGAATTAGTTCACTTCGGCAACGGTAATGAGCTGGCGGAATTATTGGAACTCCCTGAGCTGATAGGAGATTTGCAACGTCGAAGGAGTCGAGCCTTTGACCTCGCGCGAGGTCAAATTCGGATAGGTCTTTGCGCCACCCTGCGGTTTCTATGAGACCGTCAGCGGTATCCTGTTCGAGGATGCGTCGCATTTGATCTTGGCCAAGTTCGACAGGAAAAATTCGCCCATCCATAGCAAGACAGATTTCCGACGTTCGGTTGTCGACAATAGAGAGCCAACGGTAATTGACAATTCCAGCGTCGTTCATCAGCGTTAAGGCCCCAAACCCTCGCGCTCGCGTGAGCGTTGTCGCGGCCAAACCTTCAAAGTAATGTCGCGTGGCTTCTTGTCCTTGCCTTCTGATCGACGCTGGAACCGCTTCGAGAAACCCACCGAGCTTTCGTCCCAGCTCGTCCATGACAAATTGAGCAGCCTCTCTTTTAGGCAGCCCCCTTTCTACGATTTCTCCCATAGCCTCGGCTAAACCCGGTTTTAATGTCCGGGGGAAGTGATCGCCAACGGCAACGAGGTGAAGCCGCGTCAAGTTTGTTATGGCCTCGCGATCGGTTGACGTCAGGGCAAAGCCCCCTCCGTCATCTTGGTCATCTTTGGTAAGAAAAAGACGTTCATAGGGGGAAAGCCGCTTTGGTTTTCGCTGCCGCTGTAGCCGTGCCCGGTATTTTCTAATGAACCGTTCCCTGGCAGCTTGGTAACTCCGGTTGATGGTATCGTTACTCATCTTTGCGACAGCGTCGTCCAAGCTCGAAAGCTCGTTGTCGAAAATGCGGAGGACCGCCTCTACGTCCTGGCCGGCGAATGGCTTTTGAGATGCCGAACCCAAGACCGAGGCGGCTTTTTTTAGACCACTTGTCACTCTTTGGTTCCACTCTCGCGAGGCATGACGCGCTAGTTTGCCTTCGGACCTTTCAATTTCTTCGCTGTCGGTGGGCTGAGCCTTTTCCACGGCCAGGCACACATGGTCATAAAGTATTTCGAGTGTACTGAATTTTGTTTCAACAGCATTGCTTTCCATCGCTACCTCCCGCAGCTTCACCGAACGCCTCTTTTTCAAGTCCGAGCTTAAGGTGGCCGCGAAGTTCCAAAAGCGATTGCAAATATTGATTTGGATTTTTGAAGATCTCGGTAAACAGAGTTTCCGAGTTCAAGCCTAAAATATCGGAACTTTTTGGCATCTGGCCTTGAGGCGCAAATGTCCCGTTCTGATTAGACGATCCTACGCTGTGCATGAGCTTCGCCAGCGTGTAGCTAAAGGGCACGTCCGGGTTAAAATCTGCGGGCATGTTTTCAAAGCCAGGGAGTTCGCGGTTTAAAATGTCTTCTAGCAAAAGCCGCGAAATCCTTGGTGTGAGGGCACCTGACCTTTCGGCACCCGTTAAAATATGCACAAGATCTTCGTCGTTGGTGACGTTCGGGCTATTGGATTTGAAATTCCAAAAGCGAATGCCTTGCCTTAAGAGGATCTTGTTGATGATTCGGTCTTCAGCTTCTCGCTCTGGGTTGAAGACATACTTTTCGGTGAGGCGTTCGGACACCTGCGCTGTCGCGCGGTCGTAATTTTCGGACGCGCCAACAAGAATAGGTGCGATGCGAAAGTTGCGCCGCAATTTCTTAGCGTTGTTCTCGTCGTAATTTTGAAACAGCATGTCGGAATGCTGTGCTTTAGTGAGCGGAACAATTTCAATTTTGGCGTTGCCGGGGCTAGAGAGTCCGTCGTGGGTTGATTCACCCTCAAGGATCAACCATTTTGAAAAATTGCTTGATCCTGCCATTTGCGACTGCACAAATTCTCTGATCCGCTCAATCGATCCCTGCGTGAGCATGGCACCGTTAGCCAAGATGGCGAACGAGGGGATATTGTTGTTCATGAGAGTTATAAGATTGGTTTCATCCGCCTGGCGTGAACCGCGCACAGAAATAATATTGCCAGTGAATCGAGGCATTCCATAAGGGGTTTGGCGACAAGGCTTGATTTTGAAATGATAGACCTCGTTCGCACGGAGTTCTTTAGGGAGTTTTTCGTCGGCTACCTCGCCTGTTCGCCGGTCGATAATCCTCGGATCGCAAAATTCCTTAAAAAATACCTTTTTGCCGCCAACAATTTGCACAAAACGACGAAAGCGTTTCATGAAAAACTTCTGTCCCATTGTGAAATCAGGCTTTACGAAGTTGAGCCACATTTTAGTAAACGAGCGGTCAGCGCGAGTAATGCGCATCGAATCAAGCAGGTTGACGCAAGAAAACCTATTTTCAAACATGGGATGTGCAACAAGCTCCCAATAGGCGTTCCCTGTTTGCTCGCGAACGCTGCGCGTATTGCGTCGCAGCTCGGCAAAGGAATCGTCAGGATTCGGATACTCAAAGAGGTTTGAGAGGAATAGATGCTCTTCGTCGATCGTCTGCTTGTGCTGGGTTTCTAGCTCTTTTGACATTTTCTTTTGGAATAAGCGGCCACCGAATCCGTCAATGCCAATCGACATTGCTTCGATCGTTTGACCGAGTTCTGTCGAAAACTCGGCAAGACATGCTAGTTCCTCCTGCGAAAGTGGCGGCGGTATGATTTGCGGGCTTAGGCCAGAAACTTCCAGCTCATCATCTACAAGACTATATGATTCGGTTTTTTCGACCTTGTTTGATATTCCAACAACGGTCGCCTTTAGGATGAGCGCGTTGCCTTTTGTGTCCTCAACGGATATTTTCTGCGTCGCAAGTGTTGTCCCGCTACCGCCCGAACGTTTAATCAGTTGTGCTCTGCCCATATATTTCTCCGCTACAAAAGTCCGGGTTCGTCATCGCGAACTTTTCTTATGCCTTTAAACGCGGTGCGAACTGCTATATCTAAAGCGTCGAAAAGATCCTTGTAACGTCCATCGGGAATGAGGAGTAAATGTTCTTTCAAATCCTGCATTCCCTCTAAAAAAAAGACCTGCCTACGCTCAAAAAAGGCTGACAGCTTACAGGCGCGCGTGTACTTGTCTGTCTCCGTAAAAATCGGCACGGCTCTTATTGAGGCTAGCTCTGAGTCTTGCTTCATGTCCTGTCTAAGAGCGTCTTGGTAGCCGTTGGCCTCGATTGCTAAACGGATTGGATCGAACTGCGCGAATTTTTCTTTGATGATCCGTTTTTGTTCGCTGTAGGGCGTAACCGTATTGTGGAAGTCACGGACATAGATGTTTTTCGTTGCGCCATCGATCGCAATAGTCACGTGCGCAAACTTGTCAGCATGGTCGCGCTGTTTAATGGCCAGGTCTACTCCCTGAAAAAATAACCATTGGGCCTGGTTAACATCGTGCAAGCGGTACCACTGAAACCATTCCTCCTTAAAAACACGCCCCTTCATTGCTTCGACGTCGTTTTGATACTGGCTATTGAAAATTACGGTGCCCATTTGGCGTCGCTTTTTCAGCAGGAAATCGACGCTGAACTTTTCAGGCCAAAGCGATGTGTAGTGATCTGCTTCCTGTGCATTTACACGTACCTTTTGCTTTGGCATCAGAGCTGGAAAGACCGTGTAACGTTTAACTTGGTCTTTCTGCTGTGGGGATTGATCCGTGAAAATTGTCGAGATTAGATAGCCGTAAAGATCGTCGGGATTGTAGCGCGTACCGATGATCGAAAGTTCTCCGTGTGGTTCAAGACATGGCAGAAGAACCTTGAGGAACCAAGTAATCACCTTCTCGCGTTGGCCGTCGGTGCTGCTGTTGTTTTCGTCGATTAAGTCGTCGCAAATGATAAGATCGTAGTGCCGACTCGGCAAGGAACCGCCAATGCCAACCGTCTGGATGGTGTCCTCTTTGGCGTCAGACGTCCTGCCTTTCAGGCGAATATTGCCATCGTTCCAGGGAAAACCTTGCTGCTCGCCGAACACCTCAATAAGTTCTCGTCTTAGAAGTTTCTGTTTGATCTCTGATAGAAATCCAACCGCGTTACCGTCGGTCTTTGAGGCAATGAGAATGCGCAGGTTAGGGTCGTGCAATAATTTCAGGATCAAGCGACCGACAGTCAGCGTTGTGCTCTTGCCAAAGCCCCGTGGCGCAAGAGTGAGTGACCAACGTTGGTTTTGACCAGGAATGTTTGCGATTTCGAGTGCGCTTTTTTCAACGGCCATATACATGGCCAAATGAAAATCCTGAATTTTGTAGCCGAGGATTGAGTTCATCAAAACGTCAAAGCGATATTTTTTTAAAATTAGTTCGCGTTGCAGCTCAATTCTCGTTAGACGTCGCTTTTGAAGTTGAACAACCGCGGCTTGGTAAGCGTTGTCGCTTTCGAGCCCGCGCTTTTGCGGCGGTTCTTTTTCAAAGCTTGCAAACGGCATCTACCTAGTCCCCGCTCGAAGGATGAATTTTAGTTTCGTTTTGGGCTTTGCGGATTTTGTCGACTTTGAAATGGGAATAATATTTTCTTTGAGGCTATCTTGAGCCTCAGGAGGCAATAAGCCGAACACCTCTTCTCGCATCTCGACGCCGCCGCTTGAAAGCGCGGTTAGTCTTTTGAGTTCCGCTTCGATTTCTTTCCTGACGTCTTCTTCGGTCATGCTGCCTATCGAGAGTTCGCTTGATAGTCGAAGCTCTGACGCGCTTTTCTTGACAAAACCAAGTTCCTGGCTCCATTTGAGAACCGAATCGAACGCCTCTTTTTTCTTCCATATTGCGGTAACAAGAGCCTGCGCGTGGGATTTGTTGCGACATGTTTCAATGGCATCGTCCAGATCGCGCACGACCTGTCGCACTTTCATCACGTAATCGGAGAAAATTGTCGCAGCATCGAGCTTGGTAAAGATTGCGCGGTCGACTGCGAGAATATGGGCCTTATATTCGGTCAGAATATGTTGAGCAATTCCTAGCTTTTCGAGGATTTCTTCGTCCGAATAGTTTTGACCGATGAGTTCTCTGATGTCTGTGATGAGCTTTCGACGCTCGTTACTTGTGCGTCTGGTTCCTTCTTTTTCTGACATGGGCTTTTGTCCTTTGGTTTTGTCCTTTGTCGTTTAGGTACGAATCGTTGGCCACCACAACGCTCGCAAGTCTCACGGCCTTCCAGTTCACGCGAAAGAATGTCGCGGATGACGTAGGACATAGGCACCGCGCCACGGTGATGAATGATTTCGAGTTCGGCAATGCCACGAAATTTTATGACCGTGTCCCGCTTGGCACGTTCAGCCTTTGGCATTGAACCGTCGCCTTGGCAGACAGGGCAAAGGGCGTGGCGGGCAAAAAAGCGCAATAGACGGTTGTAATACACCTGAGATTCGGAAACTCCGTCAGGTGGTTTTACGACCGGAACATTGCGGATGGAGAGCCAGCCTGCTTGCGCCATGTGAATTACCTCGAAAACGAGTCAGCTCGTTATCTGTGTTACATTGTAACACAGTAATCCACAAACAATACACAGATTTATTGGTATATGCGGAGGGCGTCTGAAGTGGCGGTTAGATCACGGACGGATTTTAACAAGGCTAAAGGGAAGCCCCCGATTCTGGCAGGACGAGCAGATTTTTAAATTGGTTGTTCATTTCGCTCTTTATTCGCTTGGGGGTTTTTCCTTGGGTTCTTTTCAATGACCAACAGAGGAGCATCAGGCTTACTGTAGTGCGAAGAAATCAGAACATTAATATGTCCGGCGACATTGGTTCGGATTTCGTCTTTTTCGGACTCTTCGAGTTTGCGTCCCGCATCCTCTTCCCATATGGACACATCAGCATCTTTGAATGTGTATTGAGTGCCCGGCTTGACAACGATATAGTCCTCCGGCTTTTCCAGAGGAAACGTGCGTTTTTTCTCCCACCGCTTGATTTCGCAGCAGCTCTTGCAAAGAGCGTCCTGTCTTTCAATATCTTTTTTGTAAAACTGGTCGGCGTTCTTGCATTTTACGCAGCCAGGACAGTGACGCGGTAACGGTTTTCTTGGAAGTCTTATTTTGATCTTTTGCGCTTCGTCCGCCGCATCAGCAGAGGCGGTCATATTTGTATTTCTAGCAAACCGCGCCGACACCCTGCACCTCATGCACTGCTGGTCGATTTTCCCGGACGAAGATTTGTAAAAGAGTTTTTGCGCCTTTTGCTCATTGCAGCTTGCGCATTGAATTTTATTCTCCAATCGAGACTCCTGTTCAAAAAATTACAGTTATTATGGTTGGTTGTCGCTCTGTCAATAATTGGAGGCTTTATATCCACTAATCGGTTGATTCCATTTGGAAAGCCTTCGACTGAGTTCGATTCCTCTTTTGGTCTCTGAAAAAGCTACGTTTCTTGAATAATCACGACAGTCAGCAAGAGAGGAATTGAGTTCGATTCGCCTTTGCTGGAGGAGAAACGCGGAACGTTCAGAAGGCAAAAATTAGCTGGATTCTGTGATATACGTCTCGATTCAAAACAGCGCGGAGAAAGCTATGAGCAAAAGCGAATTGGATTTGCTGATTGAGGGAAGGCGTCGTTGCACGCAATGTTTAGAGATAAAATCGCTAACGGATTTTTACAGTAAAGGTAGTCGATGTGACAGCTGTTGTAAGGAGTGTGTCAAAGAAAAGAAGCGGCGTCTGTACGAAATGGCTCGCGCCAAAGATCGCCTAAAAAAAGAGGCTGAACGAGTCCAAAAGGTGGCTTCGCTAATTGCTGATTCCAATCCGGATGGAGCGAAGGGGAAAGCTGCAAGTGAAACAAAGTCGAAGAAAGTCTGCTCTAAATGTTTGGAAGTGAAGCCACTCAATCGCTTTTATAGCAGAAATGGTCGACCTGACGGTGAGTGTATGGAATGCAAAAAATTGCATCAAAGACTGCGCTATGAGGGTAAGCATGGAAGTGAGGAGAGCAGGATTCTTAAAGGGATTGTGAATACAATCGAGCCGGAGAACGACATTGCGGTCGCAGATATTGCAGACTTCCTTCATCACATGCGCGATCCGCTGTCACCGATCAGGTTCATTTTGAATCCCGAAGAATTCATGAAGGACTTGGACCGCCACATCGAACGCGAAGAAAAGTTAAATGCGCTAAATGAAGTGACCCTGAACATAATAAATGACGTTCACCGGAAGGAGGGTAAGCCGTTGGAGCCGGTGCCAGCACGGAGCCGACACTTTAGAAACATTAAGGCCACGTATGAGGGGCTAGCGGCGGAGGTGAGGAAGGAGCTTCGAGCTAGTCCGGTCGCCGCAACGCCGGGCGCAGAGAAGTTGGTTTAACTTTAAGGTTAAAGTAAAGCTCGTGCCCTTCTTTTCCTTACCCCTATTCCGGCTGATTTAGCCCTGCTAAACTTCTTGTCTGACATTCTTCATTCTGCTTTGGGATTGGCGTCCATAATCTGCTGGATAGAGCGAGCGTGCCATCGACCTCGGCCAGTCTGGGTGGGTATGTGCATTGAGTTAAAGACATCGGCAATCTTCCAATAGCTAAAGCCTTGGGTTCGGAGGCTCCACATCTTTCGAATATTCGTCTGCTGAGCCTT